CACTGATTCCCTTATTCAAGAGGAACACACGTAATCCTGCGAAGTGGAAGCTCGTCAAGACATGGGTGCAATTCCCATTACCTCCACCACATGATCACTGGAAGTTGGTTGCGCCAACCAATAGACAGAAAGATGCCTCTGTACGCGCGGAGGATACGCCAGTGATCATTTGATGGGGGTAAATTAGGTTCGATTGGCGGTGGATATGAAGTGGCGTGTCGGCTTGGCCTAAACGTTATCTGGGCAAGAGTGAAAGCTCGAAAATTCTAAATGCAGCAAACGTAAATGCAGCACCTGCTGAAATGGCAATCGCAGCCTAAGCCTCTGGCTTAGTTGCAACCGCCGATCAGTTCGGGGGTCCGAGGGAACCTAGCAACAGAATCCCTCAACTAATTCTGTCGGCTGGTTGATGGACAGCCCGGCTTAGCAGCGGTCATCCACAAAATAAAAAGGAGCCCGACATGAAAGATGAGATTTTCAGAACCATCGCCGGGTCCCGTCTGTACGGAACCCACACAGCAAATTCTGACACAGACTACAAGGCAGTCCACTTGCCAACCAAGCGGGAAATCTTGCTGGGTCGCCGGAAGGAAGTCATCAGCTACTCGACAGGGCCGATGGATGATCGCAATGATGCTGACGACGTTGACTTGGAAACGTTCGAGCTTCAACGCTTTCTGCAATTGGCGGCGGATATGCAGACCATCCCGGTCGAAATGCTTTTTGTTGTCGATGGGTGGGGTTCTGCGCACTTTAATTGTGCTGGAAAGCAGTTTTCCACCAAAATCTGGCGGGAAATCATCAAAAACCGGGACAAAATCCTGAATCGCAACTCGAAAGCGTTCGTCGGCTACTGCAAAGGGCAGGCGATCCGCTACTCGATGCGCGGCAAGAGGCTGGAAACCTACGAGGCGGTGTGTAGCCAACTTCGGTTCAACTCCGCCGGTAGTCTGCGTGTCAGCGACATTCGTGACCGCTTGGAAGCAATCCCCAACGTGGTTTTCGTTGATCGGGTGCAACCGGACGGTGCGATGCTTCCTTACCTCGACGTGTACGGGCGTCAGTGCCCAATCACGATCAAAGTGAGTGAAGCATTGTCGATCTACCACAAGCCGGTGCTGGAAGCGGGCAAAAGGGCGCGTGACGCCATGGATGCCGGTGGTATGGACTGCAAAGCCCTCTACCACGCTGTTCGGATCGCTGATCAAGGGATTCGGCTCTTTCAGACGGGCAAAATCGAGTTTCCATGCCAAAATCTTCCGATTTTGATGCGAATCAGGAACGGAGAGGTGGAAATTGACGAAATTCTGGATATTTTCGACGAAAAGTTGCAGATTTTGTCCGAAATCGGTGAAAATTCACCATTGTCGGCAGAACCCGACCGAAAGTGGATTGACGACTTCGTTGTAGAAGTGTATGAAGGCATTGTTCGCGGCTAACGCCGCGAACACCAAAGTTTCTGCTGGGTTCCTCTGGTGAGGTCTCGACGTTGTGAGCGTTGCTGATGAGTGGTTCAATTCCACCGCCCAGTACCAAGTTTGGGAGGTATCAGCAGTAGGTCGCTGTAGAGGGGTTGTAACCCCCTTCCGGGTAAACCGGGCGTGGTTCGATTCCACTGCCTCCCACCAACATTTGCATTCCCATAAAAACTGTGGCATAGTTCGCACAACATGGCTGTCGAAGTATTCAATCTCTACGCTTACGTCGTGGAAGCGTCGTCAGTCGATCCCGATTTGGCGGTCTTCCTTGGAAGCAATGTTGCCTATGTTATAACTGGCGGCTTTGATCCCGAGCGTATCTTCGTCCAGTCGGAGCTTATGTACTCCCTAGAGGGGAAACCAGCTAATAAAGTGGCAGTTCATGGGACTTCTGCCGTTGTTGTTTGTGGGCACACTAACGCAAAAGTCGCAGTCTCACAAATATGTATGTGGGCCATAACAGAGTAACCGAGGAATCAGATGGCAATTCTAAAAATCGCGACAATCCGAAATGACTTCGACACCATGGGTGGCGAGATTTCCACGGCCAGCGACTACTATGACGTGACGCGCGTAGAGAACGCGATGAAATTGCTTGAAGGCGAGCAGGCAACCATTTCTTTCACCGCCGCAGCCGGAAACGTGACCTACGTTCATTTTTGCTACGGCTCGACTACCGCCGATGGAAACTTTGACGAAAAGATTGTTAGCCTACGTGACGGAAACAACGACGAAGTCGCGTTCATTCAGATGGATGAGACTTCGCTTGAATTCGCGGTTGTTGGTGACACGACTACGCGAGCGTCTCCCGGCACGTCAATATCCATTGGCACCTTCTCGGTGATTGACCTCGAAATCACAGTCGATGGCACAACGGATATTCAGGTTCGCGGATTCATCAACAGCGCTTTGCAGTTCGATGAGACCGTGGCAAATACAGGTGGGCTCACGAACCCGGTGCAAGCCTTGTTCTTGTCCCCTTCATCCGGCACCCTAGTCTATCCCACCAGATATGTTTCTGAGGTGATCGTTGCTGACGAGGACACACGCGGACTACGTCTACGAGAGTTGAAGCCCCAGTCTTTTGGTATATTCAATCAGTGGGACGGAACCGCATCCAGCGTGGCTGACGGCAGCTTGGCTACCGGTGTATCGACTGACGTTGCCGATGAACGTTCCGCGTTCGGTTTGAGAAATCTTGAGAATGTGGATGCGGCGGACATCATTAACCGTGTCGTGATTCAGACCTACGCGCAGCGCGGGGCATCTGGACTGACGTCCATCAACCACTTCTTCCGGTACGAAGACACGACAATCGAGGACAGCACAGATATCTCACTCGGGCTGTTCGGGGCCTGGTACATCGAAGAATTTGCAAACAACCCGGATACGGCTGTTGCATGGGTACCGGCTGATCTCGAAGGTATCCAAATTGGCGTACGCGCCAGAACATAAGGAGACTATCATGCCACTAGAATCTGGTGCACCAACGGTCAACGAAGTCATCGAAAAGCTGCAAGGAATGGGCGCTGGCGATCTACCGCTGCGCGTTGCCGACTACGAAGGACGCCATGGCGTTACGGTGTGGTCCCTGCGCAAGAACGTCGTCACGGACGAAGACGGTGTGATCACTGACGCCTATGTCGTGATCAACGGTTGACATCGAGCCAGTTAGCGCTTAATTATGTGTGACCCGATAGGAGACACACGTGGGAAAGCGATCTGACTTTGAAAAGCGTCCGAAGGACATGTACCTGACTCCTCGTGAGGCAGTTATTCCTTTGGTTCCATTTCTGCCATCCAAACGGTTTCGTTTCGCTGAGCCCTGCGCTGGCGACGGAAGACTTGTCGATCACCTCGAAGAACTCACAAACGGTGTGTGCGACTTCATTTCCGACATCGACCCCGAAGGGGTTATCGAAATGTTGGCAGATGAAGGAAAACTCCCTTATCGCGACGACGTTCGCGAGCGCGATATTTTCGATATTGACCCCGCCGAACTGGTGGACTATGATGCGGTCATAACGAACCCGCCGTGGACGCGAGACAAGAAGTCCGGTTACTTGCTTCACAAGATCATCGAGCATCTTGTCAAGAGCCAGACATCGGTATGGTTGTTGTTCGACGCCGACTGGATGCAGACGGTGCAGGCAGCAGAGCTTCTGCGCAGCTACTGTGTTCAGATCGTCTCGGTCGGACGCGTTAAGTGGATCGAAGACAGCAAGATGACCGGCAAGGACAATTGTTGCTGGTACGAGTTCAGATACGATGCGCCGACGATGGGCGCGAGAGCCCCGCTGTTCTGGGGCAGATACAAGAATATGGCTGGTTAGCTCACTGGTAGAGCGGGGTCTTTACACGTCCTGTCTGAGTAGGTTCGATTCCTACACCGGCTACCAATACGCGCGCGCGTAGTTGAGTGGTAAAACGCTGCTGTGACATGGCAGAGGTCGGTGGTTCAATCCCACCCGCGCGCACCACAAAAGACTTGACGGCAAGAGAATCATGCCGTATACAGGAATAACTGGGGCGCTAGTGCTAACGGGAACACATCTGTTTTGCAAGCAGAAGTTCGGGGTTCGATTCCCCGGCGCTCCACCAGAATTAGGAGGATACGATGGCAACGAAGAAACAAAATCGTCGCACGCAAGTCCGCAAGGTGCGCCGTGTCCTCAACAAAAAGATTGACGATGAAGCTCCGAAGCAGATGAGTATTCGGATTGGAAACGTCGCAAACTACGGGGCTGGCATCAACCGCCGGTCCATCTGAACGAAGTGTGATATAATCACCCCTTGTGTGGGTGCAAAGGCTCACAAGCCCCGCTTCTGTTCCCTACGGCCCCTCTAGGCGGGGGGGAACGGCTGTTAACCGTTTTGTGCTGGGTTCGAATCCTAGGTAGGGAGCCAAAATTCTAGCTGCGGCCATCGCATGGCACGGACAGCCTCGGAAGGCCGGGGAATACGTAGTGAAAGGTCAGAAAGCCGTGACGACCTTGAAACGAATCGTTGCAATGATCTCAAGCACATGCTAGATATCGTTGCATGGATAATGAAACGAAAAAGGCATTCTACGATGAATGCGCGGCGATCTTGGGGATTGCCCACGAATGGAATGAACCGGCCCCACGGCGCACCCGTTGGAACAACCGCAGGATCGGAAATGGACGTTTTGTAGGCTTCGGTCTGGTACAATGCTTTGGGTCGATGTTCCGTGTAGTGTCGAAACGCGGTACCAAGACGTTCAAGACGAAAGAAGAAGTTTTTGACTACTTGAAAGGCCCGACACCTTGAAAGAAGACCCACTGTTTTGTCCCGCTTGCGGACAGCCTACGACTTACAAACTCAGCCCTGAATGGCTGATGGGACACTTCACCGGTAAGTACGTTGGCATGCTCGCCGGGCTTATCACTGCGCGTAGGATGAAACGCGGACTTAGTCTACAAGAACTGCTGGTTGCAGCGTACGATAACATGACGCCGACAGCGACGAAAAGAAAGATTCCGAAATATGGCGTAGCCAGTATTCGGGTACTGATGACGAACAACAAAGACAAACTACGAAAACTGGGCTGGGAAATCATCGGCCCTCAGAAAACCAAGAACGGCTTTTGGCTTGTTCCTGTAGAAAGGTAAGAGATATGAAACGACTCTTGGGTTGGGATCGAATTCGCGGATTTCCGCGCCCGTAGTTCATGAGCGCTGCATGCAAGCGCAACTGGACGCAAGGGCGAGGGGAGACTGTGTCAAACCTCGCCCGTTTTGTATCTAAAGAATTGGACCGGTAGCTTAGTGGCCTAAAGCAGGGGGCTCTTAATCCTTGATCGTGGGTTCGAATCCCACCCGGTTCTCCAAAATATGTGCTAGTATCTAATTAGGAAATAGACCCGGTTGTCTACCGGAGAAAGCGGGTTCGAGTCCCGTCTAGCGCGCCAAAAATGAACCGGTGACCTGAGAGGCCGAAGGAGCGGGCTTTTAATCCGTTTGCGCAAGCACACCGTGGGTTCGAATCCCACCCGGTTCTCCAAATTAAGGAGGGTACCATGAATCTGTTTCTCGTAACTGGCGGCAGCAAATTCAAAGGCACCCGCCTCGTGTTCGAAGTCCTTGACAGGCTTCATCTTGAGCGCAACTTCACGCACATGGTCCATGGAGACGCTGCTGGCGTCGATACAATGGCCCACAGATGGTCGAAGAAAGCCGGGGTTCAGCCAGTTGCCATGGAAGCGTTGTGGGACTACGACGGAGACGCTGCTGGAACCAAGAGGAACCAGCGCATGTGGGACTTGTTCCAGCCGAAGCTGGTTGTCGCATTCCCCGGTGCACGCGGCACTGCGAACATGATGAGAATTTCCTTCAACGGTGGCGCAGAAGTCATTGATGTAGGACTCATCGACACAGACAATCCAAACCCAATCGAGGGTATTTGGAAAACCTAATCCCCTGTCCGGTGGTCTACCGGCACCGAGTCTACGAAACTTGGCTGGGAGGTTCGATTCCTCCACAGGGGACCATAAAAGGCTTGACACACAAAACCTGTCGTGTCATGTTGAGGAAAGTTTTGCGGATATGGTGTTTAACGGCAGCATAACTGGCTTCCACCCAGACGGTGCGGGTTCGAATCCCGCTATCCGCTCCAAAATGAGGCTCCGGCGAGCCAGCGTAGCGAATCGTCGGTCGGTTGCACACCGCCTGCTTGACAGGTGATGACCATGTCGGGTCATCGTAAAAAGTGCCAAATGCGGAAGTAGCTCAGTGGTAGAGCGTCTGCTTGCCAAGCAGAAGGTCGTGGGTTCGATCCCCATTTTCCGCTCCAAGTTTATGCGGGGTTGGTGAAAACTCGGTTGTGCGCGACGTGCGCACGGTAGCGCCAACTGTCAGGGGACTGTGACCCCGCTCCATATTCGTTGCTCGCTCTACGGAACGAGTTTTCGTTGCCCGTTCGTCTAGTGGCAGGACGCTTGACTCTGAATCAGGAAACTGTGGTTCGAATCCACGCCGGGCATCCATAAGTAGAAGAACGTGTTGTCCTGTAGCTCAGTGGTAGAGCGGGGTCCTGATAAGGCTCGTCAGTCGGTGGTTCAATCCCACTCAGGACAACCAAAATTTTAATGGTTCCGTGGCGTAGTTGGAAACGTGTTCGCCTGATTAGCGAAAGTCTGAGGTTCGAATCCTCACGGAACTACCAAAATGAGGCCACCATGTCAACGACGCAGGCTATGAAAGACCATCTTGTTGTGGTCCCCTACAAAGGGATCACGATCTTCGTCATGCCTGATTACTACATGGAAGATGGCATCAGAATGCCGGTCGGCCTGACAAGAGCGTTTGAGATTGCTGATGCGGTAGGCATGCGTCTACCGACCCCGGATATGGTGGATGCGATCTACAAGGCCGCTGAAATCAAGCTGAGCCCGACGCCCATGGATTGGCGCGGCGCCATGACTTCGATGGACTACTTCATCCGTCACGACGCGAAGATCGAGGAACAACTTGAAGCATACGGCGACGTTACTGGCAAGCTGATCGCCGGTCACAAGAAAGACATCGTGAACATTGCCCGCAACAGCAGCAAGGTCGCGATTTACGGTTGGCACCAAAGAAATGGGTTGCCTATCCAGAATTACAATGCTAGGTCTCACCACAGGGAATACAAGGACTACAGCCACGGGCTGCGGCTTGTTTCCAAGAACGGGAAAGACAAGCAAGGACGACTTGTACGAGTCTGAGAATTGCCGATGTGGTGAAATGGTAGACACGCTGGTCTGAGAGGCCAGTTCTTCGGAGTGCTGGTTCAAATCCAGTCATCGGCACCAAAATACACACCTGCCGGTGTGGCGAAATGGCATACGCAGCAGGCTTAAACCCTGTGCCTTCGGGTTGTGGGTTCGATTCCCACCACCGGCACCAAGAAAATTGAAATAACTTGCGCGAGTGGGCAAACAAGGTAAAGTCGCCACATTTAGACTGTGGAGTTATGCGGGTTCGATCCCCGCCTCGCGCACCAAATAACCACAATGAAACGAAAAACCAAATATACACGTGACTATTTAGCCCCACACGTGGCGCACGTGGCGCATGTGGACCATATAAATGGCGTACCTAACGATAATCGAATTGAAAATCTCCGGTTCTTGTGCCCCAACTGTCATCAACAGACGGATACTTGGGGACGTAAAAATGCCCGAGCGACGTAAAAGGAATAGCGTACCATCCTCAAAAGATGGGTTTTGCGGGTTCGAATCCCGCCTCGGGTACCATAAGTTTCAGGTAGTGGGTGTTGGTACACAGGGAGGTTTTATAAACCTTTCAGCGCCCGATTAGCGTTCTCGACACGGTTCGATCCCGTGCACTACCACCAAAACCGTCTGCGATTGTACTTCCCGAAGTCTTGTGCTATCTTTCGGCAATAGTTCAATCGAGGATATCCCCATGTCAACCATCACAATTGTAGACGGTCTAGTCGCAGACGGCGACAGTGCCGCAGTACAGATTCTCGCAGGCCGCTACATGTTTGCCGCTGGCGGAGCCTTCGGTGGCGGAACGCTGACTTTCAACGTGAATGTTGGGCCAGCAATCGGTGTCCCAGTCACAGACATGTCTTACACGGCTCCGGGCGCAGAGATCGTCTGGTTGCCCGCATGCACCGCATTTGTCACTCTTGTCGATTCGACATCCGCTGACATCAATGTGGCGCTCTCAGCGGTGACAGTGGACACTGTCTAATGCCCCAGTCCGCAATTAGCGCTGCCGCATATTCTGCCGTACTCTCGGCGGTCAGCAGTTCCGTATCCGAAGACCTAGACTTCATCGACCCCGGCGCACCTCCGGGCGGCGGCGGTGCACCGAGTGTCCCAGCCATTGCGGAATGGTGGGACCCTGACTATTCGAACGCCACCTACTATGAAATTGACGGTAACACCATGACCGCCGTCTCAGCAGTTCCAGTAAACGGAAAATTCTGGACACCTGCAATACTTCCTGCCGAAGGTATGTGCTATTTCGAACTGGAAGTTGTTTCCACCGCAACTGGAAGTGTCTCGAACAGATTCTCTGTAGGAGTTGTTCTGGAAAGCAGGCTAGGGGACTATAACGGCGGCGATCCCATCAACTTCCCAGATGGTGTAGAACTCCTGAGAAATGGTGTCATCCTTCGCGATGGGGTATCTTTGGTGACTCCTATTCACGCCACGGCAGTAGCCGGTGATGTATTGATGGTTGCCTTCAATACGTCTTCTCAAAATATCTGGTTTGGATTGAATGGTGTTTGGAGTACGACATCAAACCTACCACCCAGCCCACGTGTGAACGACAATACATTCACTGCCAATCTTGGTCAAAGGTACTTCCCCGCCGTACGGTTGGACACGGGCGATGGGGCCGGTGATTCCGATGTTGTCCGCCTACGCCTGTCTGAGGCAGAATTTTCCTACGCACCTCCGGCAAGGTTCGCAGGCATATACGAGATTCAGTATGCCATCGACAATCCGCCCGCTGCTGGCGTTGGAACCGACCCTTACTGGGATCAGGTTGTTCTGCTATCCGGTTGGGATGGTACGGACGGAGATCAACCAGAAACAGATGAAAGCTCTGACCCAAAGACATTCTCTTGGGAGGGTGTCAGCGAAGTAAGCAACACACAATCCAAGTTTGGAGGTACGTCTCTATTCGTCGATGAGGACGATTACATCCAACTCGACGTGACAGAGTTTGCCCCACTCAACGGCGACTTCACGATGGAGTGCTTCTTCTATTGCACGAACATCTTTCAGTCTGATTTTCTGTTTGGAGACTACAATTTCGCCGGAAACGGCACCTTCGGTTTCGGACGTAGCCCAAATGAGCGGGTCTATATAAGTTGTAGAAACCTCGACGCACTATATCTCGAAGGGGCTACGACTTTCAGCCTGAATGTGTGGAATCATTTTGCGATCACGCGGGAGAATGACACACTCAGGGTGTTTTTGAATGGGACGCTTGACGGAACAAAGACCGGAGCGCGGGGAGTGACTCTAATCACCGGAGGCGATCCGAACTATTACTTGGGAATCGGACGCACTTCAACAGGGTTTGCTCCGAGAACTGGTTGGATCGACGAAATGAGAATCACTAACGGTGTGGCAAGGTACACGGCATCCTTCACCGCCCCGACTGAGAAATTCCCACGCGGATGATGAACTCGACTGGTGTCGGGGACCGCTTCGAAAGCGAATCGCTCCGCAAGGAGTGGGGTTCGATTCCTCCGTCATCCACCAATTGGAGAGTGATCGGTGCTGGTGCACCGGGCTGTTTTGAAAGCAGAACGTCCCTACGGGGATGGGGTTCAATTCCTCCGCTCTCCGCCAATACAAGTTGACAGAATCAGTTCTACCGGTCATTGTGGACCAACTGATGGGGAGTGGAGCGGAATGGTATCGCGCCTGACTTTGAATCAGGATATTTTGCAGGTTCGAATCCTGCCTCCCCAACCAGAAAATACCTCTTGCGAATCACTTGATCCCCTGCTACTGCTAAGGTTCAAACAACCTTTAAGAAGTAAGGAGAACGCGATGAGCGATGGAGCAAATGCTGCTGGGGTTCTGGAACAAGTCCAGAATGCGCGGCGAAAGAAGAAGATCGAGAGCCTCAAGGCGAAGCTGAGCAACATGCTCGACGACCGTGAGAAGGCAGAGAAGGCGCTGGCAGATATCGACCAGTCCATCTTGGACGCACTGACCGATGAAGGTCTGACCGACGCGGCGTCTGTCGCGGAAGTCCTCGGCTGAAATCACGGGGGCGGTGAAAGCCACCCCGCCATTGATGGAGGCACATGTGGCTTATCGCAAAAAGCACATCAGCACCAAAGATAAGCCTTACAAGTGTGTAGGTTGGGGACCCGGTCCAAACAGCCTTCTTGTACCTAAATTCGCACCAAAAACCGAGAAGGAACTTGCCAAGATGGAAACCCTTGTTCGGAAATTCCGATGATTCGCCGCGAGGACTGCTACCTCTCGAAGGAAGACATTGCGCATAACAGGCTTTACAAGAAAGCTGAAAAACAAACACAAACCATTCTTGGGCACACGATTTACGAGGGTGGTGGGACCACTACAAAAACGTGGGTGAGCGATTACAGCCCCGACTTTGAAATCTACATCAAGCAGACTTCTGTAGGCAAGAACCCCAAGATTTCTTTCGGCCCGGTGACGACAGCCCTGAACAGTCTTTTCTATGATGGTCATTGGATTGAGGCGATGGTGACGCAGAAGAACGTCAAAGGCAACAACCCCGTTCGTGTCTATCTAACTGACGGAACCAACCGCTACAAGCTGTACAGCATCCCGTTCGAGGAATTGCAGATCATTGGCAAAGCCAACGGCAGATATGATTTTGCTGACACGCCTAAAATGGTTGGTCGGAACCTTCTGCGCACGCACTCTCTCGTCGCCGACGCCACGCCGACACACTTTTCCGGCAAGGTAGAAATCGTGAAGGTGGATCGCGATCCATTCGATATTCTTTCGGAACGATACCCACGAAAGCCCGCAAGAAAGTTGACCATGAATACGATGGTTGGTAACAGAACACTTGGAGAGCGCTTGAAAGAGACACTTTCTGACCGAACACACTTGACGCCCTGACGGGCGCGAGTTATAAACAACCAATACCCTCGTAACTCAGTGGACAGAGTTCTTCCCTCCGAAGGAAGCGGTCGCTAGGTTCGAATCCTGCCGAGGGTACCAAAATATAGGTGCAGAACCTAGTCCTCGGAGGTCGGGGAGTGGTCTCCAAAACCATAGGTAAGGGGTTCGATACCTCCTGCATCTGCCAACTCTATCAGGTGACGCCAGCATGAACTGTGCCAACGATTCGAATTGCAGAATAAATCCAAAATCCTGTATATGTGACAAATGCGGCAGGACACTGGACGAAATTCTAGTCTGGCTAAAGATGCCAGAAGATGATCGAGAACACACAAGATGCTTGGTACGAGAAAGACGAAAAGGCGGGAAAAGTATTATCCCACACAACTAACGCCGCTGTAGTGATAATGGTAGCACAACCCTTTGGTAGGGGGTTAGAAAGGGTTCGATTCCCTTCTGCGGCACCAACACTTGAAAGGAGGTCCACTATGTCATAGCCAACATAGGAGACTAACCATGAACCATCGCCGAAAGAAGTCCCGTATTCACATGGGACAAGGCAGCCGGAACTATCTCAAGAGGAAACTCTCAAACGAGGACTGGCGTTGGTGGCAGAATACACCTTCAAGTCACCACATAATTTTTCACACGAGACCTCGACGCCGCAAAGAGCGGTACTTCGAACAGCTTGTCCTCAAAGGTGGGGACGCTGATGATATGGCTTGGCCGCTCGACAGAAAGCCGCACCACTATTACTGGTAACCCGGAGAGTGATTCAGGCTGGTGCCTGAGACCGGTTGCTAACCGAATCGCCCCGCAAGGGGTGGGGTTCAATTCCTCCGCTCTCCGCCAACATCATCAAAGGAGACTTCCATGACCCTAGTCGCAACGGCGTACACACTCGAAGACGCAATCGCAGAAGCAACCGCCCTAGAAGATATGGGCGAGCTTACGGATCAGATTCTTCGTGACATCGCCTACAACTACGGTGTAGGATACGACACGCTTTCCGAGGCGTTGAAATGGGAATTTGAAAACAGTTAGGAGATATCATGCAAGGACCCCGACTCTACATTCTGATGCGGACTGACCTCGATTCCATGAACCCCGGAAAGGGCATGGCGCAGGCAGCCCACGCGGCGAACATGTTCGCGGTCAGGGCGAGCCTCGCCCCCGGATATTCCGAATGGGCAGAACAAGGATTCACGTTCGGTACGACCCTGGTCATGGGCGTGAATGAGGCGCAGCTTTACGACGTTGTCGAAAGCGCGCTGAGGGACGATCTTTACGCGGCAGTTATCCACGATTCGTCCTATCCCATCCGTGACGGAGCCGTCACACACTTGATTCCGCTGGACACATGTGGTTATGTGTTCGTGGAAGGGGCGAGCCCCGACTACATAAGTGAACTGAGCCTGCATCCGTAGGCCAAAAAGAAAGGAGTCTCCTTATGTTGCCTGACCACAAAGTTGACGAAGTGAGGGAATACCTCAAACTGGCACCTGTTGGGTCTGATGTATACATCGGGTGCGACTCCGAACGCCACAAGAACAGTCAGGGCATCTGGCACGCGCGGTACACAACCGTCGTCGTAGTCTCGATCCTTGACGAAACTGGCAAGCGTGCTGGTTGCCGCGTATTTGCGACGACCGACAAAATGCAGGACTACGACCAGAAGAAGAATCGTCCGTACATGCGGATGATGAACGAGGCATACCGTACGGCGGAAGCCTACCAGCAACTCGAAGAAGACCTTCTCGACTATGAGGTTGAACTTCACCTTGACATCAACAAGTCACAGTTGCATGGTTCGAACGTCGCCTACGGCAGCGCTGTCGGGTACCTCAAGGGTATCTCTGGGCGTCCGGTCAAGACCAAGCCGGAAGCATGGGCTGCAACGCACGTCGCGGACCACGGTGTACGCGGCAAGTTCCGTGACTCGGTGCCGATGCACTAATAGGGGCAGGCGTCAGCCTGTCCCACAACCCGACAAAGATTTTCCCAGATGGAAAAAGCTACAGAACTTGAGTATCTGCAATGGTTCTACGCTAACGCGGACTTCGGCCCGGCTGATAGCGATGTCCGAGACATCATGAACCAAGAGTTCGTGCAGGACACCGAGAAAGAACTGCCGGAAGGCTACGAGGACGAAGATGAGTGATTCTCTACGTGTGCAGGCATTCGTTTGGGGTGATCCCAAGTGGCGAGTCGACTTTGACTACAGGGATGATTTGGAGACTGATCCTATCTGGTGATGGGGGCTGCTTGGAAAGCAGTACGCTCCGCAAGGAGTGGGGCTCGATTCCTCCGGTCTCCGCCAATATGCACTCGCTGCATAGCGGCATTGACGACCTTGCTATTGTGCATGCGCAGCATTTTGGTATAGTGATCCTACATTAACCAGAAAGGATCACACAATGCTCAAGAAGATGTATCGCACGTTCGTGATCGCACGAACAGCGCAGGCACTTAGCACACTCTCCGACCGGCAACTTGCCGACATCGGTATCGAACGGCACCAAATATTCCAGCACGCGGAGAAGTCCTATGCGTAAATGGCTGGAGAGGCGCGCACGGCGCGCTACAGTGCGAAGTGAGTTGGAGGCATACTCCGACCGCGAGTTGAACGACATCGGCCTGAGCCGCACGGATATCGACGGTATCGTGGCACAGGTGACTTAGTCCTCGCCGCTGGGCGGGCTAGAGCCTCCTAAGCTCATGACAGAGAGTTCGATTCTCTCCGAGGACGCCAGTTTGCCCCCGCCGCTGAGACGGGCTAGGTTTTCTACACCGAAGCGGGTGAGTTTGATTCTCACCGGGGGCTCCAACAACGTGCGGCGTCAAATATGACGCGTACATACGACATAAACGTCAGATATGACGTGTGTACGCTACAATGCTGGTGTAGCTGAGGGGGATTAGCACCGCTCTCGTAAAGCGGAGACGCAGGTTCGATTCCTGTCACCAGCACCATTGACATAGATCAGAATATGGTCTATAGACCATAAACGAGTTTTATGGCTTGTAGGTCATAATGCCCTCTAAGCATAAATGGTGATGCAACTGTCTTGTAAGCAGAAGAAATCGGTTCGATTCCGGTAGGGGGCTCCATTTTGGTATTGCAAAGCTGTAGTACCTGTGCTACATAAAGGGCACTAACGTAGCACGAAGAAGACAATCAGGGTGAAAGAGACTGGGACATCGGTGAAGTTTGGAATTTCGCAAGGTCAGTTCGATTCTGACCACCCTGACCAACTTACGGACGTTCATATAGAGAAAACGCAGAACAGTCCAAAATACCTGCGTGAACCTTACGATGACAATTTGAGCACATCTTCTATATTTTTATATGGCATCCCGCTTACTAGCATGATAGAACGTTCAGAACAAACAAAACCGTGTCAGGGTTGACACCTATGCTTATGTGTGGGAAAAACACAACATGAGCAGCAGCACAACACCCAATCCCGTAATCCGGGGCGAAATCGCGGTCCCATTCCGCGCCTCACCGGTATTGCACCCGGATTATACCTTCTGGGCTCCCCAGTGGGAAATGATTCGTGACGCGGAGATTGGTGAGATCGCAGTAAAGAGGAAAGGAACGAAATACCTTCCTCAACAAGCCACGCACAATGCCGAACAATATCGTTCGTATCTTCGTCGGGCTGTGTTCTACAACATGACCGCGCGGACATTGTCCGCCCTATACGGCACCGTCTTTCGCAGGAACCCGAAGATAACGGGACTATCCGCGAAATTGATGGAATCTTCAAAGAACATCACCAAAGAGGGCATGTCCCTACACCTGATGACCAAGGTGACTGTAAAAGAAGTCTTGGCAGTCGGGCGCTATGGCATGCTTGTCGATGCGAATCCTGATGGAACCGGCGACCCCTACATCGCGAACTACACCGCCGAGAACATTCTTGATTGGAATATGGAAGAAATCAATGGTCGCTGGCAACTGTCTAAGGTCGTGTTGCGCGAAATCTACTATGAGAGAAAGGGGCACTTTTCTCCATACGAATACAGCAGCCGCTTCCGCGTCCTTGTCCTAGAAGAAGACACTGACGGCCAATATGTCTACCAGCAACTTGTCTACGAAAACCATGAAACGGTCGATCCCCTACCTACGGTGGATATGGCCGCTGACGAAGTTTTGACGCCAACCGTTCGTGGCGAGACCTTGAACTACATTCCGTTCATGATCATCGGACCCTTCACCAATTACCCAGACGTACAACGCCCGCCGTTGCTGGACATCGTTACGCTGAACTACAGCCATTACATGTCCTATGCACAGCTTGAGCAATCTCTGTTCTACACCGGCTCACCCGTGTGGACCGTACAGCAAGAATCTGGATCAGACCCCGGCGACTATCAAGTTGGACCGGATGTTGTGTGGATTTTGTCACAGAACGAACAAGCCAGCCTTCTCGAATTCAACGGACGCGGTCTACAGCACCTAGAAAACGCCCTTCGCTCGAAAGAGGCGCAGGTTGCGTCCATTGGTGGACGTATGATGCCGGGCACCGGTCGAGGTGCGTCGGAATCCGATAACTCCTTGCTGATGCAGGAGAGAAACGAACAGACGCTATTGCTCAACATCGCCGACACGGTCGATGAAGGTGTGACATTGGTGCTACAGTGGTGGGCTGACTGGTCCAATGCGAGTACCGCTGTTGTAAAGGCCATCACATTCGAAGTCAACCGGGATTTTCTCACAAAAGATGCAGGTGCGCGGGAATACCGGGCGATCCAACAGATGTACGAGGTCGGAATCATTCCGGCAGATGTCGTGTACGACTACCTCAAGCGTTTCGAAGTCATCCCTGAGTGGATGGACAAAGACGAGTACATCAAACTTTTGGGAGACACAAAGCAATTCCCGAACATGGTTGATGTTCTGGCGCGCATGAAAGATTTTCCAGACGCGAAAGCGTTCCATGAATACAAGATGATGAAAGAGGGTGCCGTGGAGGTCAAGTCCCCCGGAAACGAGCCCCCTTCACCCGGAGTCCAAACACAGACAAAAGCCGCGAGGAAGCTCGACAACCAAGACGGAACTGATCCAGACGAAGAAGATTCGACGGGTACCTGATGAGAAAGATCGTCGGAATAAACCCTGATTTTGCTGACAACGACGAACTGGACATGGACGCCTTGGAAGCCGTAGAGGAATTCCAAGAAGGCCAGATCACTTACGACGAACTAAGGGCTTTGGTCGGCCCGGAAACTGCTTCAATGATCAAAGATCAAGTTTATCCAGATTACGATCCCGAATCGTTCTTTGATGACCCTGAATCTTTGTAAAGGAAAAATTTCTATATGACCCGTTTTATGCATTGGTATTGACTTTTATGCTACAGTGCGGTAAACATCCATCATTAGTTCGAGTTCTACAGGTCGATGTGACATTTTAGAGCTTGCATAGGAGGCTTCCCAGTCTTCGCCCTCAGACGGTGTCGAGGTTTAACACAAACAAAAAGGGTGCACCACGGGGTGGTGTAAGGAAAATGGCAACAATCATCTACGATACGCTATCCGCAGTTCCAGAGGACCTGCAAGATTCCGCCAAAGAAGTAGAAGGAAAGTACGAAGTAAGCGTCGTTCATTCCGGCAAAGTCAAGGAGTTTCGTGACAACAACATCGCCGTCACGAAAGAACGAGACTCTCTACAAGCCGCTTTGGCACAATACGAGGATGTAACGGGCGTGACCCTACCAGACCTCGAAACCGGCAAGTTGTCGGACTTCGCAAAGGCCCTTGAGGGTCTACGCGCCACGAAGAAGAAAGTTGACGACCACGAACTGGTTGAAAACACTTCGCTAGAAGAAGCTGCTGCGGCTCGTGTGACGGAAGTCACGAACAACATGAAAGAGCAGTTGGCAGCAATGGCGAAGGATCGTGACGCGCACAAGTCCGCACGAGAAGCCTCCGACCAGCGTGCAAACGCTATGATGGTTGAAAATGCTGTACGTCTCGCCGCCAGCGACCCAGACGTGGCAATGATCGACAAGGCAGTCCGCATGGTCCTGCCGTCCGCCCTACAGACCTTCAAGGTCGATGACGATGGCAAGGTTACGCCACGGTCACGGGATGGGACGACAATCTACGGATCAGACGGCGTGACGCCAAAGTCGATCAAGGAATGGCTGTTGGAACAGCGGGAAGAAAACGACTTCCTGTTCAAAGGTTCCAAGGGCGGAGGTGCGTCGGGAAGCTCCGACAAGTCCACAGGCCGTCTATCAGCGGCTGAGATCGAGAAGATGAAGCCTTCGGAGCGCATGAAGTATGCGCGTGCGAATGGCCTCAAGTAAACAACGGGAGAGCCTACCGGCTCTCTCCCCGCTACGAAGGAAGAAGTCACGGGGTGACGTTTCCTAAAGAATGCCTTCAACTTTTCTTGGGCTGAGTTGAGGCGATAGTTCAGGCTCGGCGAGCCTGCTTCACAGCCCTTAAACTGAAGCAAGCAAACCGAAAGTCAGGAGACACAAGACGTGATTACTCTTTTCGAAGCATCCAAGCTCAACCCCGGAGAAGTTCTGCGGAACACCGTGATCGAGCATTTCGCGCGTACAAGCGACCTACTGCGAGTCACGCAGTTCATCAATGTTGATGGTGGTGCGTACGTCTACAACATGGAAGGCAGCCTGCCGGGCGTAGCATTCCGTGGCGTCGGCGAGGCGTACACCGCATCCGCCGGAATCATGAACCCGGAGACCGAGCGTCTGCGTGTTGCAGGCGGCGACCTAGACGTTGACCTCGCAACGCTCAAGATGACATCGGAAGATGTCCGTGGCGCACACGAACTCAAGAAGGTCAAGGCACTTTCCCTGACCATCGGCGCGAAGATGATCAACGGTGACTCCACCGCCGATCCGCGTGAGTTTGACGGCCTCCGCGTCCGTATCACGGGCGACCAGCTACTGGAAAACGGCTCCACCGATGGTGGTGACGCTCTATCCATCGCAAACCTCCGCGACCTGATCGACCAAGTGGACGACCCCACGCACCTGATCATGTCGAAGAAGATGCGCAACCTGCTTTCTGCGGCTGCGACTGACTCGTCCATCGGCGGTTACATCACCTATACGCAGGACGAGTTCGGCTCCCGCGTAACGATGTTCGACGGTCTTCCCATCGTCATCATCGACTACGACGCAAACGGTGACCAGATCGTCGCATTCGACGAAGTTGGCTTCACCGGATCGACCGCTACCGCGACCTCGATCTACTGTGTCAACATGGGTGACGAAGGCGTCATCGGCCTGCAAAATGGCATCATGGAAGTCCGCGACCTCGGCGAACTTCAGGCACAGCCGGTCATGCGTACGCGCGTCGAATGGCTCGTCGGAATGGCCGTCATGCACGGACGTGCAGCCGCTCGTCTCCGTGGTATCAGCAACGCAGCGGTCACCAAGTAATCCAACTGAGGGGGTGCTGAGCCCCCTCATCAACCCCTCAGCGGTTTACAGACCACTACCTCTCAAGGAGAAACACGAGAATGGCACGCTCTGAAGTAAGCTACACCTACGACGCAGACCTCGATTTCCGGGCACCGGGCTCGGCTGCGGTCACCGCGACAGCAGAAATCGGCACACTTGCACTTGACAAGCTGTCGAATGCACGTTCTGGCGACCAGAAGAACAAGCTCGGCGCAGAAGGCTACGCTGTAGTCATCGTTGTCGAAGCTCTGGACTTGGCAGATGCTGACGAAACCTACACCTTCAACGTCGAAGTCACCGGAGGCGGCGGTTCCCCCGCAGCAACGGCAGGCGCACTCGCAGTTGTCGGTACCGGACAGTACGTCATCAAGCTCGATGGCCACACGCTGGAGAAGATTTCGGCAGCCGCAGATCGCGACGAACTGGCCCTGAACTTGGTTGTTGCGGGCACCTCCCCGTCGATCACGTTCAGCGCATGGTTGGCGTACGACCGTCTCAACTAAGTTGTGACGACATAGAAAATCAAAAAGGCGGCGCATGACGCCGCCTTTTTTAATGTAACAAAGACAAGGAATCCCGACAATGGCTGCTATCAAACGCGCACCTTCCCACGGAACCAATGCGGCGACCAAAATGGTTGTGGCATATGACTCCAACGGTGAACCACTATCCATGACCCGCCTGAACGCGGTTGACCTCGTTCGTCGGGGTGAATTCTTCTGGACCGCTGACGACCGGAACCACGCCCGCCCAGAGGCTGACGGCCCCGCAGACCCGAAGGCCACCGCCTTCCGCATCTATGACGCCGAAGGCAATTCCGTCACAGCGAAGCCCGCAAATGCGCGAGACATGGTTCGCTCTGGGGCCTACTTCTGGAACAATCCAACGGACCCCGAAGTGAAGGCTGCGGCGGCTGTTGTTGAAGCGGCAGAGGCTCTACAGAAGGCTGAGGCCGACGCGATTCCAACATCCGAAGATGAATACACTATCGTCTCGGACCCAGAAGTCGTGACGGATGTTGCAAAAGAGCCTCTATACGAACAGGCGAAGCGTGTCACAGGAAGCGACAATCTGGTATCCTACCTCGAAGGGTTCTCTCTGGAAGCCCTGAAGGAAATGGCCTCCAAACGCTACGGCGAGAAGATTCACCACCGCGCGTCGAAGGAAACAGCAATCGCCAGGATCGTTGAATTCGAAGACGTACGGGCAATCGGAAGCGATCAGGCACCAGCCTGATCCTCCTTCACTAGGAGAGACCAATGGCTCAAGCCTACACGATTCTCGGAAATATCTACAGCGCCAATGCCACCGGCACGGCGGCTGACGCCTATACGAATAGCTCTACCAGACCGGTAATCGTTCGTGTGGCCTCCGCTATCGGTGTTCACGTTGATACGAACGTTACTGCAACTGTCGCCAGTGCCTTCATCCCCGGAAACACTGTCGAACTTATCAACGTCGATCCCGGTAAATCGCTGAGCGTCATCAAGGCTGCCAGCGAGACCGATGCGCCTGTGATCGTCACCTCGATAGCTCTGGTGTGACATGAATCTATCGGCGTACCTACAAGGCTTGATCGCCGGGTACGTTCGTGGTGACAACCTTCCCGCACCACCTTCCAGCCTGCGGCTTGTTCTTTCCACAACAGACCCAAAATCAGACGGTTCGGGGCTTTCCGAACCGTCTGTTTCCTATGGCTATTCCAGACAGACCATTTCTTTCAAGACCCCTGTTGCTACTCTAGGCAACGGGGTTTCTGCTTTCAATAGCAGCGTAATGACCTTTGGCATCGCGACAAGTCAGTGGCCCACCACTCCCTATGCAGCGATACTAGACCAGTCTGACAACATTCTGTTCTACGGAACATTGAATGTTCAGCGAGCGGCATCAACGGGGGACACGATACCTTTTGCGGAAGATTCTGTACAGTTGCATTTTGGCAACTATTACAGCCATTATTTCGGAACACTACTGCTTAATTGGGTACGTGGCACCATTCCCCCAGCAGCCCCTACTTCTCTGCGATTGGCGCTCTCAAAAGCTGATCCCACCCAAGCAGGGTTGGGTATTGTCGAACCTGTAACCAACTACACTCGCCTTCCAATTACATTCTCAACTCCCGTTTCCTCTCCTACGGGAACTTCGATCCTCAGTAATGGTCCGTACATATTCGGTCCAGCCAACGCCGCATGGGGTTTCATCACCCACTGTGCAGTGCTAACATCAACGAATTCGCAACTTTTCCAAGGGCCAATTACAGTGCCTCGTTCGGTTAATGTAGATGATTCGTTTGCTGTTCCCACGGGAGCCCTGTCTGTCCTACTGAATTAGGAGAGACCCTTTGTCGTGGAGGCCAACTAAACCAAGAATAGGGCTCACAAGTTCTGCACTCATTAACCTTGATTCGGCACTGATAACGCCGGGCGCGGCTTCGTTCGTTTCTGGGGGCACCTTCAGCTTCGCAGGATTTCTGTCCCCAAGTGTTCCCGACACTGTCTTCCAAATGGACGGGCAGTTGTTTCTCCGCAACTACTCAGGAGTTTCCGTAACTTTTTCGGGCTCCGCTGACTCCATCCACGACCACACAAGACTACCGTGGTTCATGGAAGAAGTTGATGGAGGGTCCAAACCATGCGTGGGTGGACTTGAGACAGGGTCCGTGGTAGCGTTCTCCACATCCTTGACGGGTAAAACTGTGGTGATTCCACAAAGCATCCACAACCTTACACACTCCCCCCGCGTGCGTGTATACAAATCAAGCGGGGAAGAAGTTTCCACCGTTGTGACCGTGTCAATGGGACAGGTTACAATAGATTCTAACATCGACCTAACCAACCACACCGCAATCTTGAGGTAATATCCAATGGCAGTAAAGCAGTTCTATCACGACATTGACTTGGTCAACGGCCAATTCCTGAATGCCCGTATTCACAACGTATCCAACTCTGGCGAAGCAACCCTAGCGGGAGCCCTGTCGGCTGCCGAAGCTGGCTTCCAAATTTACAACACCGATATCGGTGCCCTGAAAATCTGGAACGGCGTCACCTTCGATCAGGTCGCGGCATCCGTTGCTGGTGACGTTGTATTCTACGGTGTCGTCACCGATCTTTCATCCTCTGGCAACCCGCCCACGGAAGCCGCAGGCGCACAGTACGTTGTCGGCGCCGTTTCCGGTACACTGGCATGGACCGGCATTACCTTCAACCCCACCGCTGAGGTCGAAGAAGGCGATGTAATCCTCTACACCAGCGCAACGGAAGCCTACATCCTCCAACGGAATGATGTCTACGCCTCCGAGACTACGGCGGGCAACATCCGCCTAGCGACACAGGCTGAGGTCATCACAGGCGCCGTCACAGACGAGGCTGTAACGCCAGCCACGCTCGCTGGCTGGTCCACGACCAACGCCTTTGCAAAGGTCTACACAGCGACTGTGAGCCTCGCGGACAACACCGCATTCACCGTCAACCACGGGCTCGCTCTTGCCAACAAAGACGCATTCGTGATCAACGTCATGGACAGCAGCGGAAGCCAAATCAGTGTTGACGTTGACTCCGTCGATTCGAACAACCTCACGCTGACAGCACGACCGGCGGTCGCGAACGTAATCGTCACCATCATCGGCTTCTAATGGCTGATCGCCTATATAACGCCTTGGAGGTCCCAGAGATTAACACGTCTCCGGGGCCTTCGGAACCCGGTTTCGTGAAAATCTTCGGGCGAAATGGGCGTGTGTTCGGGATAGATTCTTCTGGAACAGAATACGACCTAACAGCAACAGGCGGTGGTGGGTCTGGTCCTTCATTGTATCACAGCAGTGGTGAGGTAAACCTTCGCCGTGATGAATGGATCACTGGCGCGAAGATTGAAACTGGATACAACGAATCAGATTATGACGAACGCGCGGATGACAACTCACAACCAATAGTCTCTTGGGAGCATATTGGGCTCGTGATCCCTAGCGGGCGTACACTTGGAAAATTGTACATATCCGGTCGAGGTGATGACGATGAACCCGGCGATCTTGAAATAAACGTTTCTGTCAAAACAGGAAACTGGATCAACGGCATCGACAGCGACTCTGAGATTTCCGTCACCACTTTGTACCAAGATGCATTTATGAATCCCTCCGGTGGCCCGGCGTTCGGCGGGAACATAGGTGATATGCACACAAGAGAGATACTGCTCAACTATGTCGCACCATCAAATCTGATGTTTCTAATCTACATCAGAAATGTAGGTAACGGTAGAATAAGGAAATTTTACCACGCTTGGACCTTGGAAGTTTTCTAAATCCACTTGACCATAGTGGAGTGACATTACCACAACACTGTGATATGTTTCCCAAACATGGAATAAAAAACAATCGGAGACGGACATGCCGACTCGTGTATACTCACCCAAGGGCGAACCTTTCGATATCCCGAGGCGTGATCTGGCAGACAAACTGATCCTAGAAGACGGATGGACGCAGACGCCCACAACATCTTCCAGCCCATCAGAAAAAGAATCGGCTCCAAAGCCGAAACGTCGTTACCGTCGAAAGGCGGAACCAGCGCCCGTCGAAGACGTGGATGAAGACGAGAACTCCGAAAACACGGATACAGAAATAGCCTCGTCAGAAACAGACGAGTAATACTCGGGGTAATAAATAATGTCTACTGTTGACCAAGCATCAGACGGTGGCCTTGGACTGGCATTCCTTCTGAGCGAGATTAGAGACTTTCGAAAAGGACTTGAAGCACGGGATGAACGTATCAACGGCTCCATCGACGGACTTCGTAGCGACGTTAGTACGTTGTCGTCAGCGCTAGGTAGATCGCAAGACCATGTGTCTGCGATTGAAGGACGTGTGCAAGCCTTGCAGACGGACGTTCATGCGATTCGTTCGGATGTAGATGGTATTTTCTCGGAACGTCACACAGAACAGCTACGTCGTGATACGGCGTGGGCTGGACCTGTACGCGTTTTGAAAAATCTCGCCCTGATCGGCGCGGGCATCGGTGGTGCACTTGCAATCATCACGTTCGGCGTACCTTGGATCACCGCATTCTTTGTTGTGGTACCCTAAACTATCTTGAAAACCTGCCCGCAGTAACACAGCACACGCGGCTGTGAACCGTATTGGTGTGTCTTGTGGCGGGCGCTATACCGGAGAAACTACATGGTTGACGAAGAAGTGCCAGAGGCAACGAGCCAAAAAGCAACCCGCCGCCAGCAGAGGAAAGCAGAAAAGGAACGCCGCCAAGCGCACCGCGCTCCTAAGCCTCTGATCGCTAGGACACCCACTCAGACCAAGTACATCAAGAGCCTGACTGAGAACGAGCTTACCTTCGGAATCGGGCCAGCCGGTGTCGGCAAGACCTATGTCCCTGCCCGCATCTACGGCACCCTGCTGATGACAGGAACGATTGAGAAGCTGTACGTTGCTCGCCCCAATGTCGCAAAGACGAAGCATCGCAACGGCTACCTCCCCGGAACGCTAGAAGAAAAGACGGCCCCATGGTTGGTGCCGATCTTCGAGGGTCTACGGGACTCCATGGGCGGAACCGACTTCGACCGAATGTGTCGGGAGAAGAAGATCGAAGAAGTGCCTTACGAATATATACAGGGCAGGACTTTCAAAGGGGCCGCATGCATCGTCGATGAAGCTGAGAACCTAGACATGGACGATCTGTACATCACTCTTACACGACAGGGTGAAGACCTGTCCATGGTGTTGTGTGGTGATCCGCGTCAATCCAGGATTTCCAACAGTGGTCTCATGAATGTCGTGCAGATGGCAAGACTTCCGTGGATGGAAAGTGTGTCAGTGGTTGAGTTCACCGAAGACGATGTTGTTAGGTCTCGTCAGGCGAAGCAATGGGTCATGGCATTCAACCGCTTCAACTTGTCTGATCCTGATATTTGTGGTAATGATGGGGCTCCGAATTCCTTTGGAACCACACCTCCAAACTTCCTCAAGCAGGGATGACAAATGGCAATTGTACTTGTAGTCGAAGATGGTACGGGGTTGGCAGCCGCCAACTCCTACCTCACAGCGGCTGACGCCGACGCGCTCCTAG